ATCGATTTTAAGGGACATTAAAAGTTTAGATATGATAATACTTAACCGTTGGCATTTACACGCACCAATAGCGTTTATTGCGGGTTGTTTATTATATTTAGCAATTAGCGGAACAATTAGCTATACTTATATTGCAACTAAAATAGCTTTTAAAATCTTTGTTCCATCATTTATAGGGTTCATTTTCTTATTTTCTTTTGAATCATTCCAACAAAGCGGCAGAATTATTGGCGAACTTGAAAAATTTGAAAGCGATAAAGATTTGTGGGTTGGCGAAATATTTTTAATTATTGGAGTAATATTTAGTTATTTGTTATGGTAAATTTTTTTAGTGAATATTGGGAGGCAATATTAGCAGCATTAAGCGCACCTGTTGCGTGGTTCTTTGGAGGTCGAGCAAAGCAAAGACAAGATGCGGTTTCAACGATGAAAACGATGTACGATGATTTTCTTTTAGTCTACCAATCTCGAATGAATGAAGTGATGCAAGAGGTAACAGATTTGAAAAAACACAATCTTACACTTCAAAGAGAGTTTAACGACATTCAAAAACTACACGCAAAAGAATTGCAAAAATCTCAAAAGCTGGCAAAAGATTATGAGCAGCTAAAAGGGTTGTATGACCGATTAAAAACGGACTTCGATAACTACAAAAAATTAAAGTAATGAAGCTAGACGAAAGCGGTTACAAATTAATACAAGAGTTTGAGGGATTGTCATTAGTTCCGTATTTGTGTAGTGCCAAAGTAGCCACGATAGGGTACGGATCGACATTTTATCCAAGCGGTAAAAAAGTTACTATGCAAGACCAGCCAATTAGTTTGGCAACTGCTAAATGGATGCTAAAAGAAACTGCGGATAAATTTGCTACCGATGTAGATAAATTAATAAAATCAAAAATTACACAAAACCAGTTCAACGCCTTAGTTAGCTTTGCCTTTAATTTGGGCGTAACTTCTCTAGGTAGAAGCACACTTTTAAAAAAGGTAAACATCAACCCAAACGATCCGACAATCGCTGCTGAGTTTGCAAAATGGAATAAAGCTGGAGGCAAAGTACTTAACGGACTTACTAAAAGGCGTGCAAAAGAAGCGAAGTTATATTTCGCTTAAAAAACCAAACAAAACATTATGAGCGTAAAAGGAAATCAAAACGCGGCAACTTACAAAAAGGATATTATTTTATCGTATTTGCAAAAGTTTCCAAAAGCCACAACGATGGCGATTTGCAGAATGATTTTTACAGAAAACCCTTTGGACTTTACAAGTTTGGAGGGAGTTAGGGGAATGGTTAGGCAATACAGATGCGAAAGTAAAAAAAATTCAAAAGTATCTCCGACTGCGGTAAGAACACCCGAAGAAAAGAAATTGGCAATGCGTGGAATTTCTGAACTTCCCGAAACTGATTACCAAAAAACAGAGCCTTTTATAATTCCAAGAGGTCAAAACAACATTTTAGTACTTTCCGATATTCATTTGCCTTACCAAGACAATGAAGCTCTTACATTAGCTTTAAATTACGGACTTGAGAATAAGGTTAATGCGGTTTATTTGAACGGAGATACGATTGATATGTACCAAGCGAGCCGATTTACCAAAGATAGGAGATTGCGTGATCTAGCCGGGGAATTGGAAATAACTAGGGGATTTTTAAAACTGCTGCAAGAGATGTTTAAGTGTCCGATTTATTTTAAGATCGGAAATCACGAGGCGAGATGGGAACATTTTTTGATGTTAAAAGCACCCGAGTTACTAGGAATTGACGATTTTAAACTTGAGCAGATTTTAAGGTTCAGAGAGTTTGGGGTTACACTCGTAAAAGATAAGCAAATTGCAATGGCTGGGAAACTTCCAATACTTCACGGACACGAATGGTACGGAGGTTTTGCTCCTCCAGTTAATCCAGCAAGGGGATTATTTTTAAAAGCAAAGGAGAGCGCGTTAGTTGGACATCACCACAGAACAAGCGAGCATACAGAAAAAAGTTTAAGCGGAAATGTAGTTACAACGTGGTCAACTGGCTGTCTTTGTGGACTTGAACCAGAATATGCGCCTTATAATAATTACAATCACGGATTCGCTCATGTTAAAACTGACAAAGATGGTAACTACGAGTTGAAAAATATCCGAATTATTAATTACAAAATTGTTTAAAATGAAATATTTACTACTTGCGTTTCTTATTATTTCCTGCGGTGCAAAAACAATTAATAAAGACGACAAAAAAACAGATAGCATTGCCAAAACTATTGCAGTTACCAAAACAGATAGCACTTCCACCGATAGCACTTCGATTAAATTTGACGTTGTAAGTGAGGAAATAATTATCGAAGCGGTTGATAGTACAAAACCGATCGAGATAATCAATAACGAGGGTAAAGTAACTAAATACAAAAACGCTCGTATAAGCAAGAAAAAAAGAAAAGATAATACTATTGTAGTAAATGAGAAAACAGTTGCTAAAATCGTAGTTGATTCGCTTACAAACGAGATTGAAGTCAACAAAGTTGAAAGCACAAAGATAGTTTATAAGGAGCAGTTTAACTGGAGTACTTTTATTTTGCAATTATGGTGGTTGTGGTTGCTGATTTTAATCGCTATTTATTTAGCTTACCGATATTACAAAGGAACTATTAAATTTCCGATGCTTTGATACCGCAATACGAATGGATAAAAAAGGGTAAAGATTGGGTAAGAGTTGAAAAGCCAGTCAACAAATGGAAAGGGATTCCTCCGATTGAAGATGAAATAAAAAAGCCGCTAGATTAATAGCGGCTTTTCTAATTATCAAACCAAAACATTATGAAAGGCAAATGTATAAATTATTTATTTACCAACAAACTAAAAAGCCATAAGTTATCGCTAGTAAAAGCATAACTATTAAAATCACTACATCCTCGTTATTTTCTTTCATTGTATTTTATTTTTCATTTTAATAATCTCCCCAATCTTGTTTTCTTATAAAACAAAACCAAAATACAAAATATACAAATACTATTCCCGCAAGAAATAAAGCCCAACATTTTTCAAATTCAGTCATATAATTATATTTATGATGCTTTACAAAAGCAATCTGTTTCTATTTCAAACAGATCACATTGTTGTTTAGATAATTCGTGCAAATCTTCTGCTCTAGTAAATGGTCTTTGTGCCATTTCAATTAATTCAGAAATACTTTTATTTGTTCTTAAATCAAATCTAGGTATTTCTTCAGAACTATATTTTTTTTCCATTTCCAGCCACCAGTCAGCGACCTTTGGATTTTCTTTTATTATTGTTAATCTTTTCTTTAATGACTTTTTAAAACACAAATCACAGTTTCCCTCGTAATCTTTTAATTTTAAATCAAAACTTTGTTTTTCCCACCAATTACGAATAAATTTACTATCAACTTTAACTTCATCGCATAAAGGATAAATTACTTTTTCAAGTTCAGCGTTTACACTTTTACGATGCGCTTCATCTGCTCTAATTCCAACTACTTTAATAAGATCAAAGTCTTTATAATTATCACGCAAATAAGCATCTATTGGTCTTTGTTTTAATTCTCTAGTGCAATTAGAAGCCATATTGTTTGGTAAAGGATATTTTTTAAGCATCGATTCAAATGGTTGTCCGTTTCGTGATGCAGTTTTAAAATCAACTATCGAATAAGTAGTGCCTTTGCCTTTTTCATCATTTACTAATGCTTCAAGATAAACCAAATTTAATGAAAATTCTTTATCGCATTTATCGGCAAATTGTAAAGTTTCTTCACGTTCTTTTCCAGTATTCATAAAAACAAAAATCGAGTTTTTATATTTAGGATTTTCTTTAATATACTTAGATAAAAAAGCCGAAGTCCTACCTCCAGAAAATAACACAACGTACAAATTTTTAGCTTCCATTTGCTTCGTTATATCTTTTAGTTAAATAATCATAAGCTAATCGGTTACATTCTTTAGTTCCTCCGATAACTTCAATTTTATACTTTTCGAGTTTGCCGTTATACGGTTCTCGCTTCTCTATTCCTTTTGCTTTTCTACCCATTGTATTTGGTTTTGTTGTTTATATTCAGTTGGTATTTTATCGATAATCCGCACACGCCAGCAACCGATTGCGTTTGCCTCCATCACTCGAAAATTACTCGGCAAAGTTACAATAGAATTATCATATTGTCGCACTATTATAAACTTCGGATTTTGGATTGTGTTAATGTGTGTTATTTTCATTTTGCAAACCTACAAATAAACTTTTGTATAAAAAAATTTTTTTATTCGGAATTAGATTCTATATTTGCCCTATCAAACTTTAAAAAACATTTATTATGAACAGATTTCAAAAAAATGATTGGCAGTATTTAATTGCGTTTGCCGCAGCAGTATGGTTTCTAACGCAAATAATATTTAGATACTAATGAGAAACTACGATCACGATGTGCTAGGAGTTGGAAACTCACTACACCCAGCGAACCAAGAGGAAACAGAAATTGAGTTGACTATTGAGGAGCAAATGGAAAATGAGATTTGCGATTTAGAACGCAAAATTCAAGAATTAAAAATCCGCATCAAATACCGAGAAGCGGTTAACAAGAAAATAGTTGAACTTTGCCAAGCGGTGTGTGGCGACAATACTTATATTTTTAACAAACTAAAAGAAATTAAATAATGGACTTAAAACAATTATCGGAAAAAATATTCCCAAATACGGAAATAGAAATAGGAGGAAAAATATATCCTTACACTCCAGACTTGCAAAGAGATGGATTTATTAAAGGCTATCAAGAAGCATTGCAAAATATTTACAATGTAGAGCAACTAAAAGAATGCTATAAGGATGCACAAGAAGAAATGAGAAAATGTTTTAGCAGCAGTTATGTATCTAAAACATTCGAACAATGGATTGAAGAAAAATTTAAAATTAAACTATAAAACAATGGAAGATTTAATCAGATTTCAAGCGGAACAATTAAACGCAGTACGAAAAGAAAACGAGCGTTTAAACAACGAACTCAGACAAATTAAAGAATTAATGCAAGCACTTATTAACGAGTGGGAGGTGCAAGATGCGGAGGTATTAAACTTCCCTCAACTGGACCAGGCGACTAAAGTATTTGATGAGGCATTTCAGAACCCTATTGAACAACTAAACAACTTGACAGATGGATTTTATAGAAGATAATATAGTGCTTTGTAGTTTCATAGCTGGATATATTTTAATGATGTTAATATTTATAGTTTTCATCTTATTTTTTCCAAAAGAGATTATACAAGAATTTAACGAAGATTGGAAATAATGGATAGGAGAAAAGATTACAGCAGATTCAAAATAACCATTATCGAATTATGGTTTAGGTTCGAGTATTTCGGGCGACAAACTTTCATCAATCGAATGGCAATATCATCTAAAAAGATTAACAGAATTTTAGACGAGTGGGAGCAGAATGACGAGTGCATTTTAGTAGAAAGTAAGTTAAATTATACCGCAAAAAGTTATTTATAGAAAAAAAGTTTTTATATTTGCAGAACAATCTGGTCAGAGATTGAAACAAAACTATAATCGATCCTAATTTTGCCTACTCTGACCAGTAGGATTTAAGTTAGGATTTTTTAATTAAACATTATGAGTAAAGATTTATTCCAGTTAATGCGCCAACAAGAGATTGACACGCAAAACTTTTTACCAAACCGACTTGAGATCCAGCTATCTGCAAAAACATTCATCAAAGATTTATTAGACGCTGGAGAAACAGACAAATTTGAACTACTAGCGCAAGCCAAACGAATGGGCGAAGCGTTGGAAGTGATTAACGCTGAACTTTTAAAAGTACTCCCACAAGAAAACTTTGAGGCTTACGGACTTAAAGGAACCTACCGAAGCGGTGGCGAAACAATTAACTACAAAGATTGCGAAGTTTGGAGTGATATTAACCGAGAGTTAAAAGAACGTGAGGAACTTCTTAAACTAGCTTTGAAATCGCATAATGAAATATACGATGCGGCTGGAGTACAGGTGCCAAAAGTATCAACAACGCCTCGCAAAAGTAGTTTGGCTATATCATTTTAAATCAATAATTAATTTTAATATCTTATCTTATGAAAAACATTGCAACCGCTTTACTAAAAGCACAGTCAGAAATGAGCAACCCAAAAAAACAAGCCGAAAATCCTTTCTTTAAAAAGAAGTACGCAGATTTAAACGCAATCCGGGAGGCAGTTATTCCAACGCTAAACTCAAACGGTATCTCGGTACTCCAGCCGATTGTTCACGTGGATGGGAAAAACTTTGTTAAGACTATTTTGCTGCACGAAACTGGCGAAATGATGGAATCTTTGACCGAAATAGTTTACAACAAAATAAACGATGCACAAGCGCAGGGATCCGGAATAAGTTACGCCCGCAGATATTCGCTACAATCATTTGTTTGCGTTGGCGCAGATGATGACGATGGACAAAAGGCAGTTGAGCCAAAGCCAAACGCAACAACTGAAATATTAAAAAAGGCAAAAGATGGAGGATTTTCATTGGATCAGGTTAAAACCAAATACAACATAACACAACAACAAGAAACAATTTTTATTAATCTTTAATTTTTTATTTATGGCGCAGTCTTATTATGGTTCAATCGATTTTAGTAAATTAATTGAACAAGCAAAATCGGGAAACAAGGCTTTTACAAAATCCGAAAACGGAAAAATTTATTTAAACGTGCGGATGTACGTTAATGATGAAGTTGATAAATTTGGAAACATCGCTTCCTTTCAATCAAACTTTAAGGGAGCAACCAAAGAGGATAAGTTTTATTTTGGTAATATGAAAGAATCAACTCCAATGGAGGCACAAGTTGAAGCTGTTGATCTTCCAGAAGTAGATGACTTACCATTTTAATTAAAAAACGCCTCGTTAATTCGGGGCGTAATTTTTATTTATGAAATACAAAATAATATCCAGCGTTGAAAGCGGAAATCTTAAACGAAACAGAGAGCAAGTTAAACAAGCGATTGCAGAGTTTGAGGGTAAGAACATTGTTATTACTATTGACAAACTTAAAAAAAGCCGTTCTAACAATCAAAACGCATATTATTGGGGCGTAGTTATTCCAATAGTTCAAAGTGGCCTAAAAGATGCTACGGGAGAGTTCAGGAGTGCCGATTCAATTCACTACGGAATATTACTTCCGTTGTTTGCTCCTAGTAATGAAATTGTAAATATTGATACCGGACAAGTGCTAGAGGAAAAAATTAGTTCAAGCGAAATGACTACGATCCAGTTTATGGAATATGTTTTGGAAGTTCAGAAATGGAGTGCGGAATTTTTGGGAGTTGACATACCAAATCCGAATGAAGAAATTTTATTGAATTTAGATTGATTATTTAGAATATATTTTTATATTTGCGTAATAATGTATTGGTGGATACGTTATATTTACAACACATAAAATTTAATCGCTTAAGGGAGTAGTTGCCACCACAACGAAACCTAAGCGATTTTTTTATTTATTATGGCAGAAAACAAAAAATCATTTGTACTATATTCAGATAGTCAAGGTTTGGTAAATCAATTACCGGATGATGTTGCTGGACGTTTGCTAAAGCATATTTACGCTTACGTAAACGATGAAAATCCAAAAACAGATGAATTGCTTTTAAATATTGCTTTTGAGCCAATTAAGATGCAATTAAAAAGGGATTTGGTTAAGTACGAAAAGAAGCGTGAGCAATGGAGTGATGCAGGTAAAAAATCTGCAGAGCAACGAGCGTTAACAAAATCCAACGAAAGTCAACGAACGTTAACGAACGTTAATTCCGTTGCAACGGTTTCAACTGTTAATGATAATGTTAATGTAAATGTTAATGTAATATCTAAAGATATTAATATACCAACTTGGGATTTGTTTTTATCTTACGGAAAAGAAAAGGAACCCAGCGTAAAAATATCCGCATTAAAACACAAGTATGATGCTTGGGTAGTTAATGGATGGAAAAACGGAAACGATAAGCCGATTAAAAACTGGAAATCCGCTTTACTTCAAACACTAGCGTATATTGAAAAGGAGCAAAAGCCAAAAGATAACCACATACCATTACGAATATGACAGAATTATCAGCAATTAAAAGACTAGCGTACACCGTAGGAAATAAAAACAAACCAAACGAAACAGATGCGGAAGCCATCAACAAGGTAATTGAATGGTTTAACCTATCAAATCAAAAGGCAGTAAACGAAAATTTATTATTTGCAAAACTTTATATTTTAGTTTTAAAAGATTTGGCAAATCATTACAAGTCAATCGATGGAGCCAACAAGGTAATCTGCGATAGTTTAAGCAAGCCTATCGATTTTCACATAGAAACTTTAAAGCAAAGCCTTAATCATTTGGAAATGGATTTATATTTGGAAACTTTAAATTTGGAACCAACTTGGGGAAATGGTTTGCACCTGGATGAGATTAGAGCAAACGAGTTATCCAATAATGCAACTTTAAAAAAAGTAAATACGAAATTGTTTTTAGAAACTTTGGAAACGTGGGACAACGATAGCGTAATCGCTCATTTGAATTATAGCGTTAACGAATTATTTAACAAATATAAAAATACATTATGAGCCTAATAGATAAAATAGAAATAGCAGTTGACGAGGTTGCTGCGCAATTTGATTTTAGCCAGCTAGAAAACGATTGCTTTGTTGATTTGTCTTTGGAGATGCCTAAACCGGAAATATTACTTTCAATCGGAAAACACGAATATAAAGGAAATTTTTACGACACGCCAATAATGACCGCTGGAGAATTCTCAGCAATAGTAGCTGAATCAAAAGCAAAGAAATCGTTTTTGAAATCCGGATTGATTGGTTGCTACATAGGAGGAAATGCATCAATACTATTTCCAAACATAAAAAGCCACCGGAATAAAGAATTTCAGATACTAGATTTTGACACCGAACAGGGTAAATACTACACGCAAAGAACCTTTAGGCGAGTGCAGGATATAAGCGGAGCAGTTTATGAGCATTACAAAGGCTACGCAACCCGAAGTTTATCATCTGCGGAAAGGTTGGGATTAATTGATTATTGTTTAACCAACCAAAAAACATTATACAAAAAAGAAGTTAAGCTAATTGCTATTGATGGAATAGCGGATCTAGTGGAAAACACAAACGATATAATTTTAAGCAAGCAAGCGAGTGATTATATTCTTAAATGGACAAATGATTATAACGTTCACGTTATTGCAATTATACACAAGGCTGCTAGTACTGGCAAACCTTTGGGACATTTGGGAACCTACGTGCTAAAAAAAGCGGAAACGGTTATTAATTTAGATGTTAATTCTGACCGCAGCGTAACAGTTACAAATCCATACTCACGTGGTTATCATTTTGAATCATTTGCTTTTGATATAAACAAAAACGGACTTCCGTACTTAATTGAATAACTTAATAAAAAAACAAAATTATGGAAAGAATTTATCACAGATACGAATTATGGGAATGTTACAAAAATGGATTTTTTAAAAATATATCTGGAGAAGAAAAAAAAGAAAAGTCAAAGCAAGTTATTGATTTTTTTGAAAATTCAGAATTAACAAAAGAATTTATGTTAAAAGTTATAACTGAGTGGCAATATTCTTGCGAACACAATTTAACTAATATTTCATTAAATAGAGTTGCGTGGTTAGGTCAGTCTGCTTGTTGTATTTATAAACAAATACCTTATTCAGTAACAATGGAAAATTGGCGGTTTGTAAGTGAAGAAAAGAAAAAATTAGCTTGTGATATTGCAGAAAAAATTATAAAAGAATACGAACGAAAAAACAAACAATTATGCCTAAAATTTATTTAAAAGAAAACGTTTATCAAGCAAGTGTCGAAAGGATTAATTATACTTTTGATAATTTTGAAAAAATCTACCTTTCATTTTCTGGAGGAAAAGATAGTACTGTTATGCTTCATTTAGTAATGGAAGAAGCTATAAAAAGAAATGTAAAAATAGGATTGCTTATTGTTGATTTAGAGGGGCAATACAAGCTAACTATTGACCACATATCCGCTTGTGTAGAAATGTATAAAGAAAATTTAGATGTATATTGGGTATGTTTGCCAGTTCATTTAAGAAATGCAGTTTCTGTTTTTCAGCCTTTTTGGAAATGCTGGGATAGAGAAGTTGAAAAAGATTGGATTAGACAAGTACCAAAATTAGGTATAACAGATGAAAAGTATTTCCCGTTTTTTAGAAATGGAATGGAGTTCGAGGAGTTTGTTCCAGAATTTGGAGAATGGTATTCACAAGGTAAAAATTGCGCTTGTTTAGTTGGAATTAGAGCAGATGAAAGTCTTAATAGATTTAGAACTATATCGAGTAAGAATAAAATAGTTTTTAATGAAAAACAATGGACTACAAAAGTAACAGAAAATGTGTTTAATGTTTACCCTATTTATGATTGGAAAACAGAAGATATTTGGATTTATCACGGTAAAAATAGAGACAAAAGACACAATGAACTTTACGACTTAATGCAAAAGTCTGGACTTTCTATAAACCTACAAAGAATTTGTCAACCTTATGGCGATGATCAAAGGCGTGGTTTATATTTGTTTCATCTAATAGAACCAGAAACTTGGGCAAAAGTTGTTGCGAGGGTAGAGGGTGCAAATAGTGGAGCTTTGTACGTTCAAGATACTGGAAATATAAATGGATATGGTAAAATAACAAAACCAATGCATCATAGTTGGAAGTCTTTTTCAGAGCTAATACTAAATACACTTCCAGAAGTTACCGCAGAACACTATAAAAATAAAATATTTACTTTTATAAGATGGTGGGAAGAAAGAGGTTATATTGATGGAATACCAGATGAAGCACCTAGTATTTTAGAAAGTGAAAGAGTTGCGCCAAGTTGGAGAAGAGTTTGTAAATCTCTATTAAGAAACGATTATTGGTGCAAAGGATTAGGATTTACACAACATAAAACAGATGCTTACAATAAATATTTAAAATTAAAAAAAGAACAAAGAGAATTAAATAACTTTAAACTATAAACAAAATGAAAACAGAAATTTTAGAAAACTTAAAAAAATCTTTTATCGGATTTGAAAATTTAGAAACTACTTTAAAAGTAGAAATATTAAACGAAATAAAATTATTTTTACACGAAAATAGTCCAATGAAAACAGAGCCAGTAGATTGTGTTTTGTGGGTTAAAAACGATTCTGTACACGCTAACGACTACAATCCAAATAGTGTTGCTCCTCCAGAAATGGAATTGCTGCGATTGTCTATTTCAGCAGATGGATATACTCAACCAATAGTTTCTATGTTAGAACAAAACGGAAAAACTAGAGAGGTTATTGATGGATTTCACAGAAATAGAGTTGGAAAAGAATGTAATGAAATACAAAAAAGAGTTCATGGGTATTTGCCGGTAGTAACAATTAATGAGGATAGAACAAAGTTAAATGATAGAGTTGCCTCAACTATTAGACACAACAGAGCAAGAGGCAAACATAAAATTGAATCAATGAGTGATATAGTTATTGATCTTAAGAAAAGAAATTGGAGCGATGAAAAAATATCTAAAAATCTAGGTATGGATAAAGATGAAGTATTAAGGCTTTGTCAAATTGGTGGGTTAGCTGAATTGTTTTCAGATAAAGAGTTTAGCCAATCTTGGGAGGCTGAAATGTTTGAACACGGAAATGAAATATAGTGAAAATAAAAGTGTGGTTTTCAATAGTGAGAACCACACTTATTTAAAAAACGGAAAGAATTTAATTTCAGTTACTTCTTTAGTTTCTAAATTTAAAAATGTATTTGATTCTGAATATTGGTCTGCAAAAATAGCTTTAAGAAATAATAAAAGTCAAGAACAAGTTTTAAAAGAATGGAAAGAAAAGTCTAAAAAATCTTGCGAAATAGGAACCGCAATTCATAAAATATTTGAAGATTATGTAGATAAAAAATATAGCATTATAAACGATAACTTAATGTTTGATTTTTTAGAATTACAAAATAATTATTATAACGACTTTTTAGACAAAAAAAATATAGCAATAAAATTTATAAAAGATTTTTTTATTAATGAAAGATTAACTCCATTATTTACAGAATACATAGTGCATAATAATTTTATAGCTGGTCAAGTAGATTGCATTTGTAAAAACAAACAAGGAGAAATTTTTATAATAGACTTTAAAACAAATGACAAAATAGAAACTAATTCTTACGGTAAAAATTTAAAGGGAGTTTTAAAAGAAGTTCCAGACAGTTCGTTTTATCATTATTCACTACAATTAAGTATTTATAAGCAATTATTAAATAAAGAAGTAAAAGGTTTGTATTTAGTACACATCACAAAAGAAAAATATAAATTAATAGAATGCGTAGATATATTTAAAGAATACAATTTAACTTTAAAAGAATTGATTGAATATGCCTAGATGCCTAAACTGTAAACAGAAATTTACACCAACTCGTTTTTTACAAAAGCATTGCAACGATGATAAATGCGTTGACGCTTCAATTAAGTACGCTAGAGCAAAAGTAAAACAAAATGCGAGTAAAGTATGGCAAAAAGAAAAACAATCCCTTAAAACCTCCTTAAAAACACTCACGCAATTAGAAAGCGAAGCTAAAAAATCATTCCAAAAGTTTATTAGGCTGCGAGATGCCGATTTGGATTGTATTTCCTGCGGCATTAAAAACACCGAGTTATGGGATGGAGGGCATTACAAAAAAGCGGAGATATATTCAGGAGTTATATTTAACGAAATGAATTGCCACAAACAATGCCGGAAGTGCAATCGGTTTTTAAACGGTAATGAATTGAATTATCGAGTAGGTTTAATTTCTAGATATGGAGAGCAATTTGCAAATGATATTGAGCAGCTAGCAAACGACACCAGACAACTAAAATTCACACGTGAGCAGTTGATAGCCAAAAAATTACAATACGATCTTAAATGCAAGGAAGTGTTAAAATCAAAATAAAATTAGTTTAATAAAAAAATTCTTTTAATATTTGTTGAAACATTAAAATATAACATTATGACAAAGCAATTTTTTATCTGGACACAAGAGAACCAACACTCTGAAAATTATTACCGAACCGAGCAGCAAGCTAAATTAAGAGCAGAGTTGAAAGGTTACGACAATTACGAAATTCGAGAAGTTTATACACGATGATTTACAGAGGTTACAACATCGAGCGAGATTATACTTCAAGTGAATTAACCTTTGATTTTTTTTGGGAAAAATCGTATATGGGAACAGGAACAAGTATAGAACATTGTCAAAAGCAAATAGATCGTTTATGGATCATAGAAGCCTCAATTTAACATCAACGCCTAAACTTTCAAAGTTAGGCAGACCTTACAGGTTATCGGCTATTGTAAAGAATTTACAAGTACCTAGCAAGTGGATTAATAGAGTTGATTGTTGGCATTGGTATTATGTTTTTATTTACACCGACGACAATAGCTTTTTTGGATTTGAGTTTGATTATTACGATAAATTTGTACAGAAGTTTAACCACGATGAATCGTTAAAATTATTTAAAAATGGCTGATATAAGTAAATGCTCCGACCACCTTTGCCCCTCAAAAACTATTTGTTATCGATTTACTGCGCCATCGGATAAATATAGACAAAGCTGGGTAAATACAAACCGAGAGGCGGATGCTTACAACTGCGATTTATTTTGGCATAATGGTATTTGTAAATACTGCGGACAAAACGAGGGAAATCACAAGTTAAGTTGCGCCAGTCAAAAAATATTAATTAACCTTTCACAACAAGATAAACCCTAAAAAATGGGGTTTTTAATACAAGTAAAAGTAATAAACCTATAAAACGGCAGTAAATGTAAAAAAGTGCCAATAATCAGATGAAATATATTTTAATCTTAGCAGCATACGAATTTATAAGACCAAAATTAATTTGGTTATTTTATTATTTAATCAAAAAAGGAGAAAAATGATTCCATTACATTACCCGCAGCAATACGATGTTATCGACTTTGTGAGCGACAATAGCCTCAATTTTAACGAGGGAAACGTTATTAAGTACATAACACGTGCCAGAAAAAAAGGAACGCATTTAATCGATCTAGAAAAGGCACTCGATTATATCCAACGAGAAATAAAAATAGTAAGAGAAAAAGAATTAAAACAAATTGAACGATGATAGGATTATTTATAGCATTAGGTTTTATAGCATTAGGTATTTTTTTGTGTTTTTATGAAACTTACGATTTTGCTGGAATGGGTTTTATAATTTTTTCTTTAATTTTTTTAATGATTCACGTACCTTGTTGGTTAGCTAAAGGTCATCGTTATGAAAGGCATTTAGTTGAAAGAAATTCATTTATAGAAAGTTTGAATAACGCTAGATTAAATGATAATAAATACGAACTTGCGGCAATATCCAAAGACATATTTCAATACAATAAAGATCTAGCAGTTTTGCAGTATGAAAATAAAGGTTTGCTAGGTTCCTATATCGATGACAGAATAATGAATTTAAAACCAATTAAATAAAACACTATGATTGCAGTTTTAACAACAGATCCAAAAATATTTCAACTTTATCTTTTACAAGGAAACCTAAATTTTCAACAAGCTAGGCAAATTTGCCGAAAAGATGATTTAGATGGCACCATTTACGATGATATAATTGACCTCGATCCAAAGCAAAATGTTACCGACTGGGTGCGAGTTAGAATAAAAAGTAAAACATTAGAAAATAATTAATACATTTGATTGATGAAACGAATTTTATTTATATTAGCAATAGCCTTATTTTCCTGTTCAGCAGATGAAACAAGCACAACTCCGCAAGAGGAATTAAACTGTAATTGCTCAACCATTTTGGAAGCAAATAAATTTAGGCTTCCAACAGGGCAAAGTTTTACCGCAGGAGTTATGGAAAATGATTGCACCGGAGTTCAAAAGAATTTTAATTATAACGGCATTTATAACGTAGGGCAAAAAATATGCAATTAAAAAAAACATTACCTTTGTATAAATGAATCATATATTCAGTCAGCATACTAAATGGATTAACATCGCTAAAACATTTGGCGCAAACGATTTAGCTGAGGACTTTGTACAAGATGCATACATTAAAATACTTGATAAAGAAAAGGTAAACGAATCACTA